ATCCGGTTCATTTAATGCAACTACAAAAGATTTTACTTTAAGATCCAATTCTCAAAATATTACTGGAGTATCAACATCAAATGCTATTGTATTAATTAATTCAATATTCCAGCAACCAAGAAGATCAGGACCACTTACTGTACTTGGTGATTACTACTTGACAGAAAGTTCTGGTATTACTTCAATATCATTTACTGGCGCAGCTTCCTCTATTTTATATGATGTTAATACAGCATCAATTCCTCGTGGTGGTGTAATTGTATCTGTTGGATCTACTGCTGGGTTTGGATATCAACCTCTTGTTTCCGCTGGTGGAACTGCAATTGTATCTGTTGCTGGAACAATTTCATCTATCAGTATTGGAAATAGTGGATCAGGATATAGGGCAGGTATTCAAACAGTTGTTAATGTAGGTGTTCAAACATCAAGCGTTGGAACACCAAACATTGAATTTATTGGAACTGCAGCTATCAGCGGTGGACGTATTGTGAGTGTTGCTATCACGAATCCTGGGGTTGGATATACATCATCAAATCCACCAATCGTCGTTTTTGATGATCCACTTTCTTACTCAAACATTCCATTAATCTATAGTTCTTCTTCAAGATCTGGTTTAGGTACGGAAGCAACAGTTGATATTATTGTCGGTCAAGGTTCTAGTGTCATTAATTTTGAAATTAGAAATATTGGACATTCATATGGTCAAGGAGAAATATTGACAGTTGAAGTTGGTGGATCAACAGGAATACCAACAAATACTTCCTTAACATTCAAAGAGTTCCAAGTTTCTATTGACAGAACATTTACTGACAGTTTCTCTGGATGGATAGTTGGTGATTTACAAGTATTTGATCCAATCGACTCATTATTTGATGGTGAAAGAAAAGATTTCCCATTAAGTATTGATGGTGTTCAAACTACAATTAGAGCCAAAAAAGGCTCAAATATTGATATCAAAGCGACTTTGTTGGTATTCATAAATGATATTCTTCAAATTCCTGGAACTGGATATGAGTTTAATGGTGGAAGTATAATTACATTCCCAGAACCTCCTAAATCTGAAAGTGTTTCAAAAATCATTTTCTATAAAGGAAATACTGATATTGATGTTGAATTTGTAGATATTTTAGAAACAGTTAAAGTTGGTGATGATTTGACATTACACTCTGATAATGAAAATTTAACAGAAACTGAAAGACTTGTCACTCAAATTAAATCTTCTGATACAGTTCTAACAAGTCTTTACAATAGTGTTGGTATTTCTGTTGATACAACTCTATTAAGACCAGTTACATTGTGCAGACAGACTGAGGATAAAATTATTAATGGTCAAAGAGTAGGAAAAGATAGAGAAATATATGAAGCATTAATTCAACCAACGACAAATATTATTCAAAATGTTGGCGTAAGTTCTGCTGAAATATTTGTTGAAAGTGTAAAAACTTTCTTTGATAATTCAAGTGAATATACATCTTCAGAACAACAACCAAAGAGAATTATTATTACGTCTCAAGACACCATAGTAGCAGCTGCTGCTACAGCAGTTGTTTCAGTTGCTGGAACAATTAGTTCTATTGTAATCAGTGATGGTGGAAGTGGCTATAGTTCTGCTCCATCGGTGACAATCGAGTCTCCTGTTGGTCTAGGATCGACTCAGAGAGCGTCTGCAGTCTCTTCCTTGACCGGAACGTCTGTTGCATCTATTTCTATTACTGCGCCAGGAACAGGATATACATCAACAAATCCACCTGTGGTTCTTATTGAGTTCCCAACTCCAAAAACAGAAAAAATTACAAAAGTAAATTATAGTGGAGATTTTGGAATTATTACTGGTGTCTCTACAACTTCTGTAGGAGTAGCATCAACTGGACTCGTTTTAGATTTGTTTGTTCCAACAAACTCATTCTTAAGAAATACTTCAATAAACAACGTTGGAGTTGCAACGACAGGAATCAGTGGTATTCAAACTGGTTATTATTTCGTTGTATTTAATTCTAATGTTGGATCTGCAGTTACTTCTATCCGTCAAAATAGGACGGTGGTTGGATATGGAACTCAATTCATTGACAACATCTATGAGGCTGCTGCAGTTTCCATTGCACAAACAAGTGTTCCGGGAATTGGAGTTACTTATGTTACCAAGGTCACTGTAAGTCTTCAGAATTATAATGGCATCACTGGAATTGGATTTAGCAATTTCTATGGCGAATTTAGTTGGGGAAGAATTACAAATCTTACCAGAGCTAACCCAGAATCATTTACAATTTATAACACAGGTTTATCTGGAATTGCAACCTCCCCAGTTGTTCAAAGAACGCAACCACTCAAGTCTCGCAATTACACCACATAAATAGATAAAAAAACGGCAAAATGGCTGCAATTATAACTGACCAACTAAGAATTTTGAATGCTAAGAATTTTGTCTCTGCGGCAACTTCTTCTTCAAATTCTTACTATGTGTTTGTTGGTTTACCCAATGCAACTAATTATAGTTCAAATTGGGACACAAATCCGCCAGCACCTAAAGATAATTTTGACCAAGAGAATGATTATTGGGACACAACAATAGCACTGAAAAAATTAAATTCCAGTGATGTTCAACAAGTAATTCGAAAAATTACTTGGACATCTGGAACAACATATGATATGTATCGTCATGATATTAGCGTTACAAACATAGCAAAACCATCTGGTGCAGTAAGTTTATATTCTGCAAATTATTACGTCGTAAATAGTGATTATAAAGTTTATATTTGCCTTCAAAATGGAACGGATCCAGAAAATTCGGACGGAAGACCTTCGCTCGATGAACCAACCTTTACAGATTTAGAACCAAGATCTGCTGGAACTAGTGGTGATGGTTATATTTGGAAATATCTTTATACAATTAAACCAAGCGACATTGTAAAATTTGATTCCATCAATTTTATGCCAGTCCCTAAAGACTGGTATACAAATACAACTGATGCTTCGGTTAGAAATAATGCAGCAACCAGTGGACAGTTAAAAATTGCCACAATTACTAATCGCGGTGTTGGAATTGGAACAGCAAACAAAACTTATACTAGAGTTCCTATAAAAGGAGATGGTTCTGGAGCTGAAGCAACTATTGTTATTAACAATGATTCAAAAGTTCAATCAATTACAATCTCTAGAGGTGGATCTGGATATACATATGGAACTGTTGATTTGGTAGCAGGAAATGTACCAACAGCAACAACAGATCCTGTTTTTAATGTTATCATTCCACCCAAAGGTGGTCATGGTGCTGACATCTATAGAGAGTTGGGAGCTAACAATGTTTTAATATACTCTCGTATCGAAAATGACAATCAAAATCCAGATTTTATTACAGGTAATCAAATTGCAAGAGTTGGTATAATTGAAAATCCTCAGGCATATGCTTCAACATCGTTGCTAGATTTACCTAAGGCAAGTGCAGTTTATGCTTTAAAATTGACTGGTGCTGGATATACCTCAGCTACTTTTACTGCTGACAGTAGATTTATTCAAACTGTTGGTGTTGGTTCAACCGCTGTTGGTAGAGTTATTTCTTATGATCAAACAACTGGTATTCTCAAATACTGGCAAGATAGAAGTCTTGTCGGATTTAACACAGACGGAACACAAAATACGTCACCAACTTATGGATTTAAATTAAACAGATTTACATCCAATCCTGGAGTTGGAGGAACAACGATTATTTCTGGTGGAAGTGTAAGTCTTTCTATTGATACAAACTTTACTGGTGTGTCAACCACAATAAATAGTAAGACATATTATCTTGGACAATCATTTACAAATGGTGAGTCCAATCCAGAAGTTAAAAAGTACTCTGGAAATATAATTTACGTTGATAATAGACCATCAATTACCAGATCGTCTAACCAAAAAGAAGATATTAAAGTAATTTTGCAATTCTAACGAGTCATGCCCCAGCAAACTAATTTCAATGTTTCTCCATATTATGATGACTTTAATGCGGATAAAAATTACTATAAGGTCCTATTTAAACCAGGATATCCTGTTCAGGCTAGAGAATTAACGACACTACAATCTATACTTCAAAACCAAATTGAACAGCAAGGTAATTTTACCTTTAAAGAAGGATCTATTGTAATTCCGGGGCAAATTAATTACAATAATCAATTTAATGCTGTAAAAATTGAAAATTCTTATTTGGGTGTAAATGTTGATTTATATGCCAATGATTTAATTGGAAAAACAATAAAAGGG